GTATCCAAGCAGAGGCGTTCTGTTGAACCTCGTACATGGGTAACAGCTTGTCCTGGTTCTTGGTCCATTTTGCCGTTTTGTAGTCCGGGATGACTATTGAACCGTCCTTGTTTCGAATGATGTCATCGGCAACCGTGCGGACCGTGATTCCGGTGAGCGGATCTGTGCGAAAATATTTCTTCCAGTGAGGCGTCGGAAGATAATCAGCTGCGTTTTTCAGCGCCGGGATCCAGGGGGGAGGCTCCTTGAAGTGGTCGAACCATGCATGGACGGCCTTCTTTTGATAGCTGTCCAAGCTTGAGAAAATGCCCGGAAAAATCTGCCACGGCACCTTGAGCTTGTTCTTGATCCAAAAGCACCGTTCGCAGGCGTCCTCAAGCATCAGGGCCCCCAGGTTCTTTGCCGAAATGGTGATATCTAATGGTTTTGACATGATTCCTCCTTTATGGTGTTGGTATTATAAAAAGATTTGCTTGGTGATGAAGTAGTTTTGATGTAACTCTGGCGAGAACTCCACCGCACAGTGATTGCTTGAGAGCACCGACTATTTTTTCAGCCTCTTTTTCGTATAGAGCAGCGGATTCTTTTAGGTCGTTGGATGACGGTATTTCTTCGGTTATGTCAATTACGACACCGTTGACTTTTACGGCACCTATTCCTTGGGCTTTGTATGCTTTTATTTTAGTATCCACGCTATTCTCCTCAGTGCGCGTAAGTAGGTATCCCGGTTAATCTCTGGATCTCCTTGACGAACATATCGGGATCCCCGTTCGATTTTGATATGTGTATCAACCTGATCTCCCTGCATCCTGACATATCGTTTGCCCTGATGAAGTCCTTCACGTTCTGCAGGGAAAAGTGAGAGCGCTGGATCCTCTTTTTCAGGTACGGCTTAATCCCTGGCATCCAGGTTTCGTCTGAATAGTTGCACTCAATGGCCAGGATGTTGATACCGGCGAAACGGTTCTTGATGTAGAAAGAGTCTGTAATATAGAGAAGCTTTTCTCCTGATGGTCCAGTTATGAAAAACCCGAAAGGTTCTGCAGCGTCGTGCTGAGTATTGAATGGAACTGCTTTGAAATTTCCTACACTGAATAGTTTCATGGCCTCTACCGGATGGGCTTTGTGCCCACTTACACCGAGACTTTTGAGGGTTCCTTTTGATGCATAAACATCGACCGACTTTTTCATGATATCGTTGATTGCTTTACAATGATCCTTTCGGTCAGTGCTCATGAGAAACAAGACAGCCTTGCATCTCATGAACTTTAAAACCTCCTTTCTCAGATATCTTTTTGATGGGTATTCCGCACTCGATCATCAGTTTATGTCCTGAGTCCTCTATGATGTAGCAGTTTCCCGAGCTGCCGCTAGCGAGTGACATCATTTTCATTTCGATTTCTTTCTATTCCAATAGGGGCTTTTGCATTTCGGGCATATCGTGATGACCTCTTTTCTTGGAGTCCATTTGTGTCCGCACCTTTTGCATTTAAGTTTTTGGAGTTTTAACTTCATTCCTTAAGGTACCCCCTATGAGTAAGTTTGTCAGCAGCTATAATAGCTTTTGAATTGCATGCGCACCCCTGGTCACTGCGTTGCCAAAAATGCTTGCAATTGAGGCAGTTTTACGAAGATCAGATATCCAAACAGCAACCCATTTACGAACCACAGTGCGGCGTTCTGGAATGGGAGCGGAATGGATTCGATCTTGCCTTTAAGCTTGTTTAGCATGTTACCCCCTTACGTGCTTCACATATGCATGACAGCAGATAGCCCTTTGATTCGTTGGAATTTTTCTTTAATGTCTATAATTGCGAGGACTTCATCCATGTTGCAGCAGATATAGTCCAACATTTTGACCATCAGTTCCGGCTCGCCGTTTTCAAGCAGTAGGATGGTGGTTTTACCCGCACCGGCACCCCACCCCATTTCAAGTGATGCACTGCGCCCGAACGGTTGAACGCCGACGAAAATGTCTGCCTGCTCCATAACCTCGAAATCTGATTCGTAACCCGCCTCTGCAATAGGATGGCTCAAGCATTCCCTGTACTTTTTAGGTGTCCACTGCTTCCAGTTCGGTTCGATCTCCGACCAGTGAAACCCCTGGTCACCCTCGCGCGGATTTTTGAAGTCGTAGACCTCATGCCCCGCTTCTCGCAGAGCGGTTATCACTTTCGGCTGGATCTCGTTTCGCCAGCTACTTGCGACATATATTTTCAAAACACCCTCCTTGGTTCGAAAAACCTATCCCTACGTTGTTGGCCATGGGGTCCCACCCACCATTACCCGTCCGGCCGTGCATACCCACTCGGCTATTGTCTAAAATGAGGGCTTGGGCTTTCCCTGCCCTGTGTCCTTGCCGCTATCGTCCTCGTTCTGGTCCACCTGTTCATCGTTTTCAGAGATCGCCCCATTTTCGGACTCTGCGGCGTTCTTCTGAATGCCCATATCTATCAGTTCACCCTGGTTCGCCTCCTTCTCGATCTCAGATTTGTAATCGATCTCGTTATGGCCGGCATCCATGGCCGCGTACTCGTCGGCTTCGACCTGGGAAAACGAGGCGTTTATCTTCTTAGGATCAAGCACGATCTTTTTTACCGTCTGGTGCACAACCGTTTTGAGTTGCATGTCAGCCTCGTATGGCCCCCAAAACTTGGTGGTTCCGGATTTCGACTTGGCCCTGTTGAAGTCGGCAACGGTCAGGATGACCAGCTTGTTGAGTTCGCTGTTCTCGTACATGATGTATCCGAAGCCGCCGACAACTTTACCGCGGTCGAAAGGTTTTGGGATCTCAAATTCATAAGACTCAACCGCGTTGTCTATCGATTTTTTGATGACGGCGAACCTGTCGTTTTCGTGAACCAACTCATAGATGATGTCTACCGGAGGATTCAGAGCCATTTTCCGGTAATAATAATCCTTTCCGGCGTACCCCACGCGCAGATCAACGTCATATTTTCCGGTTTTCCCGTTCAAATAGGGGATAGGATGGATATGATTCGGGATAAGCGCGTCGAGGCCGAGTTCAATTCGATGCATGGAATCGATAGCCAGCTTAGCAAGGTTGGCGTTTTCCCATGTGATGGGCAGGTTATTGGGGTTCTTCTTTGCCCTGTCGGTATCCAGGGCCCTCAATTGGAAGTCGATCTTCAGGAACATATGTTGTGCAAGCCGGCGCTGGTATCCGTCCAGGTTCACCTTGCCGCCGTCCTGGGCGTACTCTTTCATCACCATGTTGGTGAATCGTTCAGATTGATTCAGCTGGGTTTTTGTAAGGGCATTTTCCTCAACCGGTGGTTTCTCGTTTTTGGTTGCCATCTCTGTTTTACCTCCCTTCAAATCTGAGTTCTTTATCTTTATCGCTGACAATAAGCCTGATGGTCTGGGAGCCAGACTCAAGCAGCTGGGTGACAGACTCGGCATTGTCGACGAACTTGACCATGCTGATGCCGTAGAAAGACGATAGTACGTTTTGGATATCGATTCCGACGTTCAGGCGCGAGGCGTTGTTCATCGTATTGTACTGTACGCCATCATGGGTGGCCACGCATACCGGCTCAATACCTCCGTTGATCTGCTTTTCGAACAGCTTGAACCTGGTGATAAGGAACTTGTCGTTGATTGAATCCTCGATCATGCGGGTCTTGGCCTGTTCGAACTCTCCAATCAGGTACAGCTCATGTTCCAGGCGCTCAAACTCCTTGGCGAGATTATTTTCCTCGTCGCGCAGTTCCTCTACGCGCTTTTCGGAAGTGGCCGCGGCCTCTATTTTCAGCTTTTCGGCCTTGAGATCGTCGAGTGCCTTTTCGGCCTCGTCCACTTCGGCCTGTGCCTCTGTTGTGTCAGGCGAGTCGACCTCTTTTATGTGGTCGATCTTTCCCTTTATCGTTTCGACAGCGCGCTTCAGATCGTTGAGGGTCTTGTCGGGATGCTGTTTTGGTTCGACCGGGGCAACCTCTATGATTTCCGTGAGGGCTTTGGAAAGGTCCGATTTCTGGCTTTCGAGGGAAACGAGTTTTTCGTTGATCTTCTCCAGTTCGTCGAGGCCCTTTTTAAGAGACGCCTGGCGCAATTCAAGGATGGCTTTTTTCTCTATTCCCTCCTCGTTTATTGCCTTGAATGTGTCGGCCTGGGCCTCGTTGAACTCGGCAAGCGCTTTTTCACTGGCTGCCTTTTGATCCTCCTCCGGTATCGGTTGGCCGCAGCGTGAACATATGCCCTCAACGTCTGGAACGAACGTCTTTTCAGCTTCCGCATTAAACCGGGATCTCAGTTCAGCCAGATTCTTTTCTAATGAGGTTATGTCCTTTTCCAGCTCGGCGTTTTTGTCCTTTACCTCGCGCTGTTTGGCCTTCTGGTCCGATACCTTTTTAGAGGCGGTTTCGACATTTTTAGTTGCCTTGTCGATTTTCTCCTGACGCTCTTTGGCGATGGCATCCACCAGAATCTGGTGATCTTTTTTGAGTTGAGTCTCCCGGTCGATTACGGAGGCCTCGGCCTCGGCCAGCTTCTTTTTCAGGTCCGATATGGCGCCCGCGCTAAGGGCCTCTTTTTTCTTCCTGAGAACCTTGTCGGCCGACTTGATCTCCTCGAGGACCGTATCGTAATCCCTGAGAGAATCATCCTTGTCGCGGGTGCGCTCGTCGATCCTGGCCGGTATCTTGTCCAGCTCCTTGTTGATTTTGGTTTGGCGCTCCTTGGCTATTTTGCGATGATCGTCAAATGATCTCTTTTTGAGGATTTCGATCATGGCGGCATAGCCCGGGTCCAGTTCACCGTCAGGAAACATCCGGCGAATGACATCCTCGTCACTCAGATCAACTCCGCACACCTCGAAAAGGAGCTTTCTCCTGGCCTCTTGCTGGGTGCATTTCTTGCCGTTGTAGGTTGTCAGCACCTCGTTGAAAAATCTCGGGTTGGTCAGCAGCTTGAACGTCAATTCGGGGCAGATATCATCGACAACCCTTTTGAATTCCTTCTCCTGCAGCGGCACCCCGTCAACGTAATAATCGTTTTTGTTGCCGGTGAAGGTGTCATGGGCATCACCGCGATGGCGCACCCATGTTTCGGTGTGGACCTTTTTGAGGGATTTTTCAACTCCATCGATAATCAGGACGGCCTCAACCATGTGCTCCTCGTCACCAGATACCACCTCCCCGTTTTCATCGACCGTTTTTATCTGAAAGTTCGCTTGGTCGAGAGAGTCCTTGTTGAAAAGGAGCCAGTAGAAAGCGTCGGCAAGGCGGGTCTTTCCACTCTTGTTATCACCAAAAACATCGGTGTCATGGCCGTCCGGTTCAATCGTCAGGCTGCCGCCCTTGAAATTTTTCAATGATAGTCTTTTTAGCCGAATTTCCTTCATCCTGATGCCTCCTTTTTTTGTTGTTGATCAGTCCCATGGCCAGGTTTATCGGGCCGGAAAACCTGGCCAAAGCATTGATCAAGCAGCTTCCTGAAACCGACGCATATGGATTGAGCGGAAATACATCACCTGATCGTATGTGGTTCGCAGCGTTTTGGCGAATGTCCGGAAATCCCTGAACAGGATCTCGTAATAGTCTTCCATTCCTTCCGGTGGCGCGAACTCAAGTTCTTTCTGCTCATGGTACGCGGGCCCGTCGAAAAGGGTGTATTTGTCCTTCTCGTTCACCTCGTCCAGCTTGAACTTTATGCCCACTTCAACGTCAATCGCGCCGGATCGATTGGACGGCTTGAACTTTACCGGAAGGCTGACAGGAAGATCACCCTCGCACTTCGTGTAAGCCTCGTCCATGGCGCGCCTGTTTTGCCTGAGTTTTCCGGATACCCTTTCGATCACCTGTTCTATAATCGCGTTGTTGATGCTTGCCATGATATATGGCCTCCTTTTCGGTTAATTTGTTTATAGGTCAATAATCAATCGGGGTGATTAGCGGGGCCCACCCGTTGTAGGCCCCGCTCTCCGTAAAACCTTCGCTTTTGGCTAATCGCCCATCAGCATCACCCCCCATCGCCGCCAGCTTTGAATAGTCGCGCTCGGCCGGCAGCATCATGTTGGTTGGTACGAGCGCGAAAAATATTCCGGAGATAAAAAGAATTGCTATCAAAATAAGGTTCCACTTGTTGAAAGGCACAAATGCGTGGTTGGCGATCCAGGTGGCTTCCTTCTGCCTTTCGGATTTAACCCGCCTGATCTCTTCGTTGTCGTCCCTCAAAGACGATCTGAAAAACCAGGTCATGAGTGCAACAGCTATCCCGATACAAGCGATTGTGAAAAACGTTATCTCAATCATGTCCTTTCTCCTTTTTCTGGTAACCCAAAAAACCCGCCCACTTCCACCCACTCGCCTACCTTGTGGGCGGGTTCGATTGACTACCAGCGCACCCTATTCTTCCTGCTCGCGCAGCTTCTTGGTTGGCTTAAGGTATTCATCCAAGACGCTCAGGATATGCTCCACCTGCTTCTGTTTCAATATCCCCGGGAAGGGGTGGGAATATATCCTCATCTGCCTGATACCGATGACAACGTTGGAGATTTCGTCGTCACGATCGTATATTTTGTGCCAGATGGTCTGCGCCTTTGGTAGGGCCAGCTTCAAATCACCCTTGTTGCGGACGACATCTGATTTTCTGATTGTCATGGGCTCCAGGGTGTTCACGATCATTTCGTTTCCCCTCACCATGTATTCGTACATCCCGCTCTTGGCCTGGGTGAAGCCTTCAGTGGCTATGGCCGGCGTCGATGCCACGACCAACATCAGCATGGCGGTCAAAAAGATGATTCCGGTCATAAATTTGATTCTGAAAAAAGTGTAGTTCATTGGTGGTCTCCTTTGGTTAATAGTTGTTTTTCGTACAAAAATTCCCTCATGTCAGTGTAGTAGAACTTAGGTATAAACCGCATTGCGGCTTCCCTGAAAAGGCCTGCAGGAACATAAAGATATTCCTCCCCGATCGTTGTCAGTGGAAACTCGGAATCGGAAGGCACCACGTTAAAATAGTCGTTCAGTTTTAGATACGTCTTTTCTTCGCCGTCAATAATCATTGCTTGAACATGAAAACCAGTTACAGTGCTACCGCTTACCGCTACAAAGGCGTTTTCGATCTTCAGATCTCGTTCGAGTATGGTAATGATGTTCAGTGCCTTATCTACGCAGTTCCCATGTGCTATGATTTCTTCATCATCTGAGTCTTCAAAGTAATAAATTACATCACCTGTAGATGGAGGTGTGGTGTCGGTGTCGTCTGCCACGTTTGTGGCGCCTACGGCCAGCGGCTTCCAATTGCTATCTATCTGTGCAATTCTGAGCTCTCCGTAAAAATGAAGCATGAAGACGAATGAAATTACCAGCAAAACAACAGTTACAATGAAGGCTATACACCAGAAGGTTTGAAGCCTTTCTTCTTCCCGGATTATCTCTTTTTGCTCGGCTATTCTGAGTCGAAACCTTCTGAATGCATTGGCGGTTTTTAAGTCAGCCATTTTTTTACTCCCTGGTTTTAATTATCCTAACTGGATTTCCTGGTAACGGTTACTCTGTGTATCCCGGCCAGGCGGTGCTTTGCATAAAAATAGTCATCCGGCTCTTTGCTCAAAGTAGGCCACGCAGGAACATAGTCTGTACCGCGAAGTTCCAAAAACACCTTTTCGATTTCTTCCACTTCTACGGTGAGGCTGTACATCTGGTGGATGGAGGTCTCTATGGCATCAATTACCTTTTTGGTGTCTGGGATCAACTTACCCTCCTTACAAAGTTTGGGGTTAAAAGGGGCTATCTTCTTCTATGTATGGCTGTATTAGTTTTTTGTTTCTCTTGTAACAATAGCACCATAGCTTGCAAACTCACTCATCATATCCGCCGAATCTTTATCGGATAAGGGTGTTTCTATTGTGCTTGGTACTGAGTCTACAACATCTTTAGCTTCTTTGAGACCCAATTTTGTAATGTCCCGGATCAACTTTATGCATTCAATTTTATTGTTCCCGCAGTCGTGTAGTGTTAAATAATAGAGAACCTCGTTACATTTGTTGTGGGCTCTAACAAATGCGGCCGGGTTTGATTTCGCCATTTCTATTTCAACCGCGCTTAGGGATGATGTGTAACTTCCTATTATTCCGATCACTTGCTTATAATAATTAGCGCTCATGTTTCCTCCTTGTTTGCCGCCCCCTGTGGTAGCGGGGCGGGGGTGTGTAATATTGGTCACCATGGGCTCTATATGTCGTCGAAAACGACCGGCAGCAATCCGCGCAGTTCATCCAGCAGAGGAAGCATGAGCGCCCTCATCTGAGGATGAGCTGCTTTTGCTGTTCTTAGCTTGAAAATGTGCCGCCACTCACGAATATTGGCTTGTACAACGATCTCGGTTTTGAGGCTGTTGGGGAGCACTTCGCGTGCCTGTTCAGGACGCCATCCGAGTTGGCGCAGTCTTTTGTACTTTTCCTCGGCCTGCATCAAAGAGTCGGTGAATGCTGCCCACGCCCTTGATTCATCGGTGTTGCCGGAATATTGGTTTAAATCCCAAACTGGACGAATAAATTCCATTTCTGACTGATAATCGACATATCTGGTACTCTCCTGGGCGAACGAACAAAGCCGGTGCCGCACCAGTTCGTGTGTCACTCCCCGGTTGGTGACGAATTTCACGATGATTGATCCAAATTCGATCATGGCGTGGTGTCCGCGCTTTATGAGCATCTCAACAAACGCTCCCGCCGAGTTTACGTCAATACGATCCTCGGACTTGTAGCAGGTCCGCCCAGCTCTCTCCAAGGTCTGTAAAATACCGTCTGGTACGCTTAAAATCTCATGTGATTGATCGATAATTTTCATCTTTATTGCTCCTTTTTGTTTAGGCCCGAAAAACCTATCCCTACGTTATCGTTTAAATGCCGGAGTCAGGTTTATCCGGCTACCGGGATTCCCGCCAAGACTGTATACGCCTTGCGTCCCGTATTTTGTTGAGCTGGCTGGCGGGGATTCGAACCCCGCATGGTTTTGGGCGCTTCGCCAATCCGTGGTTACGGTGGGAGTCAAACCCACCGGCTCGTTAATGTGTTTTTTAGAGTTTTTCACCTCTCCTTGTTACCCTTTCTGGTCGCCCCACACTGGAAACTAAAACCTTAGCCCTGTTATCCGTCTACCCTTTCCGGCACAGCCAGCTATCTACCGGCATCGGTTGGGATGCCGTTCTCAAACGCTATTATAGTTATAGTACTCCACAATCCCTGTTATAATCGGAGATAAACAGTGCTCTTTGAAAAAAGTTGCGCTATAGCCGCTTTTATAAACAGAGGCCTTTTTGTAAGAAACACAATCCATTCGGCACTCATCGCGCAATAGTGGACAAAAACCAAGTGGTTCGTTAATATGTTCGGAAAGCTTTTTTTCAGCATATGCTAATTGTTTTCCGTATGAATCTGTTTTCATGCCGCTCCTTCCTTAGTTGGTTATTAACTCCCGGCTGCCCACACGCATATATGGGCAGAAAGCAGGTAATGACCGGTTTAAACGACGCCAAGCGATACGCATTTGTCTCTTATTTTAGCGAAGTCTCCAACCCCATCACGAATTTGTTCTCTCGTTGTTGTCCCTTCGAATACCATCCTCCAATCGTCGGGCATTTGGCTTTTGGCATGGTCTATCATACCAATAAACACTTCGGCCTCCTCCGCGCTTTCACAGTTTTTGATAGCCTCTATCGACTCCACTATTGTTCTTAATAGCGGACGAACGATAGCAATCTCCGCCATTGCTCTCATAGTTTCATTATCCATATGGCCGTCGTCAAACATTTCATACCTCCTCGATTGGTTTGAACTCGATGATGGTCATATCGGGGCAACAGAGTAGGTTATTCGACGGGTTCACAAACCCTTCCGCACCCGCACTGCGGGCATAGAAACACGGGTTTCTGCCCGAACTCATGAAAATATTCGTCGTCACTGACAACCCAATCTTCTTGAGTGTATCCGCAATAGCCACACTCGACTTGGAATTCCATATCTCCTCTTTGGAGATCGTTAAAATCTGTTGTTTTCATCTCTAATCCTCCTTGGTTGGTTTAAACTCGATTATGGTTAGAATATTTCAAACATTTAATTTGATGTCAAGCGGCAAATTATAAAAAATAACGATTTGACATGTAAATTTTATCAAACCATTGTATTCACTGTATATAAATTTTTAAAAAATAATTATTGACATTGTGAATCAATTGGAATTAGTATTGAAACCATGAAAAATCCTACCTCTGAAATAATAAGAAAAAAGAGAAAGGCTGCTCGCCTCACTCAGCGCGAGCTGGCCGGCATTATTGGCAGGGCTCACGAAACCATTTGCCGATACGAGAAGGGTGTGATCGATCCACCTTCGTCGGTCCTATATCGTATTATCGAGATTTGCGACCGGTTGTCTGGGAACGGGTCATAGAACAACATAATCAAGGAGGGGGTATGAGACAAGACTTACTTAAACGAATTGAGCCATTTTCAAAAGGTTGCTTTTCTGGCAATGTTGTTGATTGGCCTCAACTAAAGCCGCTTCTTAAAGACATTCATAATTATCTTTCAACCGCGATTGAATACGAAATCGAAAACGGCGGGGAAATATCCGCTGGTCTACTACCATACTCTGAAACCGTTTGCGTTGTTGTGGAAAGCGGCGACCCAGGAGGAGATGATGGTGAATTCGCAGTTTTTATGCAGGATTGTTTAATGGAGTGGTTTGACGGATCTGCGGTTGAAATTATTACAAAATATTAACCCACCGCCCAACCACACAACCAAGGAGGGGGCGCAGTAATGGTAACTATTCTTTTTGGGGTACTCGGCATACTAAATGGGATTTTAATGCTACTTTACCAGTTTGATGACCGCTACGAAAGGGCGACCTTTCACGCCGTTTTGTTAATCGGTTTTATTTTGATGGCAAAATCGTTCGACTAATACACCAATTAACCCCTTGACACCACCCAACCCTATAGGGTACGTAGGATTATGCCACGCTACAATATTTCAAATATAGAAATCGGTTCATACATCGTTGACCCTGGGGGTTCTCCCTATTCCCTCCTTGGCGTGGCAGCAGGGCGCGGTGTGTGGGCCGATTTGTGTTTTTGAGGTGCGCCATGACAAAAGATAATTTCACACAGTTTCCAAGGAGTGTTGTGTATGAGCTCAGATAGGCGTCCTTGGTTCTCATGGTATCCTAGAGATTATATTGCCGATGAAAAGGTAAAGGCTTTATCTGATGACGCAGAATTAGTGTATAGACGGGCGCTCGACGTTCTTTGGCAATCAAATGATCTACAATTGCCCAACAATTGCTTGAAACTTGCTAACCAGTTGGCGCGTGGTTGGTCAGCAGAAAGATTCGAAAGTGCGTGGAATGAGATACAGACACCAGGCTTTGAGATACTAAAAACAACCGAAGATGGACTATGGGTTTACTCCAAGAGGTTGTGTAAAGAGGCAAAAAAGATTGAAAATATTAGCAAAAAAAGATCTGAAAGTGGGAAAAAAAGGGCTAAGCAAATGTTCAGCAATTGCTCAGCAAATGACAAACAAACGCTGAGCCATACAGATACAGATACAGATACAGATAATAATACCCCCCCCATATCCCCCCTAAATGGGGGCGGTAGGGTGTCCTATAGTGAATCATTCGAACAGTGGTGGTCTCATTACCCAAAGAAGACCAACAAGAAGGCAGCCTTTAAAAAATGGAAAACGATCGGTAAAAACAAAGAGGCTACCGTATCGCAACTTGTGGACGCCATTAAGAATCAAGTTGAAAACGATCATTTCATTGGCAGAGATGGCAATGAATATATTCCAGCGCCTGACGTTTGGTTGAATAAAGGCAAGTGGATGGACGAGGTGGTCAAAAAGAGTTCTGGATCCGAAACTAACACACCACACCCAACTACTTACGCCCAATGCCAGGACCTTGAGCGCAGGCAGATGGCCAGGGCCACGCTCGAGTACATGGAGGGATGTAACGATGGCGAAATTGACGGAGAAAATGGTTCAGGCAGAACTGAGTGCATTGAACATTGCCCTGACGGCCAGGAAGACACCTGACGAAATTCGGATACAGGCCAGGGTGTTTTTTGGAGATTGCTCTCATATGAGCCATGATCACTTCAAAGAAAGTATAAAGCGCTGCAGACAGGCATCTCCTTATTTTCCGACACCTCACGATGTAATTTCAAAGTATCGCCTCATAAAAAGCGAGTCGGCCGCAAAGGCAGCAGCCCAGCTTCCTATGCCCGACAATATTCCGGACGAACAATTGGAGATCAACCGAAAGGGCATCGAGTCTGTCAAGAAAAGGCTTGCCCGAAAATTTGATATGAACCGATGAAAATGCAGTGATAGGTTTCAGTGGCTTGAATTATTACAACGACAACGACAAATTTTCAGTAAAATGGCTAAGGTGTCTGATCGAGTCAAATCTAATACCGCACGGTGAAGTCGATGACAGAAGCATCACAGAAATCAAACCAGCAGAACTTAAAGGATTTAATCAATGTCACTTTTTCGCAGGCATTGGAGGATGGTCTTACGCACTTGCATTGGCTGATTGGCCCAGGAACAGACAAGTGTGGACCGGAAGCTGCCCATGCCAGCCATTCAGTGTCGCGGGGAAAGGCGAAGGAATTAGAGACGATAGACACCTTTGGCCCGCTTTTCGGTGGCTTATCGCGCAATGCAGACCTGCAACAGTATTTGGAGAGCAGGTTGCGAGCCTCGATGGACGTGAATGGCTCGCTGGAGTACGTCTTGACCTGGAAGCGATGGGATATCGATTCGGGGCCGCCGATCTGTGCGCTGCGGGCGTCGGCGCGCCGCACATACGGCAACGACTTTGGTGGGTGGCCGACTCCAACCAGCAAGGAAAAAGCTGGTGGGGAATACAAAGACCCGGAAAAAGCTTTGAAGCGTGCTCTGGGTCCGCATGCAAACGATCTTCGGGATTTTGCGCAAATGGCGGGGTGGCCCACACCAACAGATTCAATGATGACAGAACAGGACATGGCACAGGCGATGACGGCCGGAAACAGTCTGAAACGAAAGGGCTATCAGGAGTCGAAGATTTTTTCGGGATGGCAGACACCATCCGCAACGGACGGAAAGAGAGGAGGAATAGGGATCACGGATGGAATGACAGGGCAGAGTCTTACCCAAATGGCGAAAATGACCGGTTGGCCGACCCCAACAGCAACGGATTCATCAAAGAGAGGGAGCGTATCACCGAGACCTGGGATGATGGGTTTGTCGGAAACGGCCCCGCTTTCTGGGAAAATAGCAGAATCGTCATATGTAGGGACGGAAAAAATAGACGGATACCGGCTGAACCCCGCTTTTTCCCTTTGGCTGATGGGTTACCCACCGGAACTGTGGGCCTACTGCGTGGTGCCGGAAATGCGATCAATCCATACGTTGGCGCAAAGTTTATAGAGGCGTTTTTATCAATTCAGTGACCAAGGGTGCGAATTAAAAAAAGGGATTTATCCATGAGATATCCAATAGCGAGAGGAAGGACCAGGCAGCCGAAAAACGGCCCCAACAAAACAGAGCAGGAATACGCCGATAGGCTTGAGCAGATGCGAATGTGTGGTTTGGTTTTGTGGTACGGATACGAAAAGATAAAGCTGAAGCTGGCCAACAGAACATTCTTTACAGTAGACTTTTTTGTGATGAACAAGGATAGAGAGCTTGAGGCCCATGAGGTCAAGGGTGGATTCTGGGAAGACGACGCCAGGGTAAAAATAAAAGTGGCTGCTGAGCAGTTCCCGATCTTTAGGTTTATAGCTGCCCAAAAATTACCTAAGAGCAAAGGCGGTGGTTGGAAAATAGAGGAGTTCTGATAGGACAAAACGGAGGTTAATTAATGAAACACCACAGGAGGAAAAAGATGTTCAAATTAAATAACATCAAGAATACGATTATTTTTTTTACAGCAGCCTTGTCAATCAGCATTCTTTTTGCTTGCTCATCACCAGCTGAGGTCAATGTAGCTGACTATGGAAATGATGATGAGGCAATTTATGAGGCAATATCTATCGTCGCAGAGGGTGGTATTGTGAACCTTCCTCCAGTATCATACATAAACGAGCCGATACTTGTCGACAAGAGGGTAACGATTCGTGGAGAAGGTCACACAATGTCACTTTCCGGAGGTGCCGCAACCATTGCATATAAGACAGAATACTGTTCAGGGCCGGCGTTCATCGTAGTTATTGACGGCGTTGTCGTTGAAAACTTTTATCTGAGGGGAGAAACAGGGAACATTGATTGCGGAATAAGGGTTAATGCATCAAGATTCACTGCTCGAAATATGACTATATCCCACATGGGAAAAGACGGCCTAAGAATCGGAGACGTTGAAAATAACTGTAATTATTGGAGATTAGACAATGTTTATACTGTCGCAAATCTCCAGCACGGGATTCATATTCACTCAGACTACAGAAATGCAAATTGTGGTGTCGCAACGCTGTTGATATCGAGAGATAACGCGGTTGACGGAGTTCGCCTCGGAATATGCACGGGTAATATATTCCAATCTGTAAATTCATCAGCAAACGGCGGATATGGTATCAGGTTCGGTGACGATGCCAGGGGAAACATAGTTATTGGTGGCAATATCGAAAGAAATGCAAATGATGCTCAGGTTAAATTCGATATCGGATCTTCCGGAAACGTCGTCAAGTATATGAGACTCGACAACGGAGCATGGTCAGACAATGGGAGCTTGAACGATATTGGTGTTGGTTTTGATTTGAGGTGATCTATGAACTGACAAAATATTGGAGGATTAACCATGGAATTAATTATTATAATGTCATTATTTTTTGTGTTTATAGGGTTTTGCTTTTTTATGATCGCAAGGGCTCATTGGGTGTATGATCGTCAGATTGAGTGGAATCAAAAAGTTTACGATATGAGGAGTGCACTAATCGGCCGAAGAGATTACAAAACTCTTGTATTGTATGGATATGATGAACTTTTCGGTTCCATTATGTCATTTAATAAGATGATGTTGTATTTCTGGAGGTTCGATCTTAAAAAAATGGTTGTCGATTTGGATAAGTTTAACTTTGTTATCAATGGAGGTAGACCATGAACGAGCAATTACAACAAGCATTAGCGGATTTAATCAACAAGGGTGTTCAGAGCGCCGAAAAGGCGGGGGATTTTTTGCTGTCGGAGCTTCCTGGTGTGGTGCAACAGGTTATGGCGTGGAATTTCGTGTGGAGCTTGATTTGGTTTTGTTTGGGTGTTTTTTTAATTCCTGTTGTTATCTGGGCAAACGTTAAAATTGTGAAAAAAATCGAAATAGAATATTGGGATGGGAGTGATTGGTTTCTCGTTTGTCTTGTTGATCTTGTTTTTCTTTTCCCAAGTGTATTATTAATATCGAAAAACTTTGATTGGCTAAAGATATGGCTTGCGCCAAAGGTATGGCTGATTGAATACGCCGCAAACCTTGTAAAGCAATAGGGGGGGGTAGACCATGACAGACAAAACAGACCAAGAATTTTACACAATGGAATATACTTGCTCCAACTGTGGGGCGTCTTTTCAGCGCCAAGTTCCAAAGGGCGAGGTGGCTTGGGGTAAAGGGGGCACTTGCCCTTATTGTGGATGTGTTGACAAAAGGATAAGTGTGGCTGATCGGTTCAGATACAAAAGGCCAGCGCTGGTGAGATGGACTAATATGTACGTGGTATTACCCCCAAATAAAAAATTTTTTGTGCGGTAAAAAATGGAGGATTGGATAATGACATACAAAACAGAAAAACAAAGAGAAACAATCGAGATAGACGTCAAGCGGTATGAGGTGTTTTGTGGGTGTAATGATGAACAAAGGGCATACCTAACAAGGGGTGGCACAGCTAATTGGGAGGGATCGACAAAGTGCTCCAAATGCGGATTATGGAAGTGGTACTACCCCGACAAACCACTTACCGAAAAACCCTACGCAATGGTCCCGCTCGGTGACGAAAGGAAAATGGCTCGTGTTAATTTCGGAGAAGTTTTAGAGGGTTACAATGAAAACGATATTAAGGTTGGTATAAAAACAAAATATACAGAATACACCGGAAGATTCTGTGGATTCGATCACGAAATTGGGTATTTTGTTTTAGATACATACAATTACGGTACTGTAAAGTGCAGATTCTGCCGGCGACTAAAACCAATACCACCGAAAATCGATATGCTCACACCGGTATACATAAACTCAAGCCAACGAGGTCTATTCACCGGTTTTGATGATGATGGAAACCCGACTATTGCTCGGATTGAAACTGTACCACGCATCCAGCTTCCGGACGGAACTTGGTATACATCGTTAGAAAAAAACTCTTGATATAATAAAAAATCGCATTTAAGATATAGGCTATTCCTTCATCCCTGGTTTCGGCCTCTCGGACCTACATAGGCCGGGAGGCCTTTTTTTAGGAGTTTAGATAGCATGGTAAAGCGAGTCGATTGGGTCCCTATAGAACGCGAGATACGCGCCGGCCAACTATCCAACCGAGAAATTGCCCGTCAATACGACATTTCCGAAACAGCTATCCGAAAGAGAATAAAATCAAGAGGTATAAAGAGGGACTTGTCAAAGCGGGTGCGAGAGGAGGTTCGCACAAAACTGGTTCGCGGAGACGTTCGCACCGACAATGCGAACACAGATTCGGTATCAGATGATCAGATTGTTGACGAGGCGTCTGACAGGGCATTAAGTATTGTTAGGTCACACCGTAAGTCGATCTTAAGCGGAAGGGTAATAGCAAACCAGCTTTCAGACCAATTGTCGCTCGTAGCCGACAACCGCGAGGCCATAGAGCAGGCCATAATTGACGACACTCCACCGGATGAAAACGGAAAGATCGATATCAAAAGGCGAAACGCCATGTTAAAGGCGGTCTCGCTTCCTGCCCATGCAGGCGTATTGAGGGATCTTTCTGTTGTTTTGAAAAACATCATACCCCTTGAGAGACAGGCGTTCAATATAGACGAGACTGCAGACAGCGACGGTCCGGACGCCGTTTTGATTTCGTATCGAAAGAAAGACCAGGATGACGAAAAATAGCATACCGAATTTCGATACCGAAATAGCAAAGTTTCAGCCTAAGCAGGTGTCTGCGCTTGATCACCTTGACTCAGGAATGATCAAGTTTTTGCTTTATGGTGGTGCACTCGGGGGTGGGAAAAGCTATTTTCTCAGGTGGTACGCAGTTCGCAGGTTGATGATTTTGTTCTCATGGGGGTTCAAAGGGGCGGTAGGAATGATCGCCTGTGAGAATTATCCTTCACTGAAGGACAGGCAAATCTCTAAGATTGGCGTAGAGTTCCCATCTTGGCTCGGAAAATACTACGACAAGCACAAATTATACAGCAGCTGCTTCATTCTCGACAAAAGATGGGGGTCTGGTGTAATCTGTTTCAGAAACCTTGACGATCCAGCAAAGTACGCATCATCCGAGTTCGCATTCATCCTTGTCGATGAGCTCACCAAAAACAAAATTGAGGTATTCACGTTTTTAAGAACACGACTCAGGTGGCCAGGGCTTCCAGACGTTGAGTGCCAGTTTGTCGGGGCTTCCAACCCGGGATCGGTCGGCCATGGATGGGTAAAAGCGCTTTGGATGGATGGAGTATTCGGAAAAGAATGGATCGAGCCTATAGATTATCGAGGCATGTTCGCATATGTTCCTTCGACCGCGGCCGACAACAAATATCTTGGGGATGATTATTGGGCTATGCTTTCGTCGTTGCCGGAAAATATCAGAGAGGCCTTCAAGGACGGCAATTGGAATGTGTTTGTTGGTCAGGCCTTCCCCCAATTCAATCGAGAAACCCACGTTATAAGGCCAACTAAGATACCGGAAAATGCCCCGATGTACACCACGTTCGATTGGGGGTACGGGAAACCGTTCTCCTGGGGCTGGTGGTGGGTCGACACAGACGGCAGGATATACCGTTTTGCTGAGTGGTACGGGTGGTGCGACATTCCAAACGAGGGTTTGAGGCTTTCGGATAAAGATATTGCAATCGGAGTTCTTGAGCGTGAAAAGCAGCTTGGAATAAAGAGGTCACAGATAACCGCAAGTCTTGCCGGACACGACTGCTGGAATAAGAAACCAGATTATAAAGGCGGCGGCCAGGGACCATCGACCGCAGATGTATTTGCGTCTTTCGGTATTTACATGACGCCAGGAGATTCTTCCAGGGCATTAAAGATCAGGCAATTCCGAGAGCGCCTACGGGTTCCAACTGACGGCAGTATGCCGATGATGATGATCAGCAATACATGCAAGCAATTTATCAGAACCATAAGCGACCTCGTTGTCGACGAGAACAATATCGAGGACGTTGAAACAGATGGCGAAGATCACTGTATTGCGGGTGGGACGATGGTTTGCACACCATGGGGGTTGATCGCAATCAGAGATCTTGTCGGCACCCATGGTCTTGTCCTAACGGCAGGTGGGTATTGGACGGATTTCGACGGGTGCAGTCTCACGCGCCGCGATGCAGAAACGGTTAAAGTCTCTTTTTCAGATGGTAGGTCAATAACATGCACGCCTGACCATAAATTTCTAACAAAAAAAGGATATTGGGTTTCTGCAAAATGGTTGCTTGACGAAGAATGCCATGATAGTATCGGCCTCAAAAAACACATCAAGGAAGCGCTATCATGCGGGTCAAAATCATCAGCGATACAACGCAGGAGTTTGACGGCAAACGGTACTGGTTGTGCGGGTTCTATTATCAACGCAAAGGGTCGAGGCTACATCGGGCAGTTTGGGAATACCACAACGGCCCTATCCCCAATGGAGCACACATTCACCACCGAGACAAAAACAGATCAAACAACCAGCCAGAGAACCTCGAATGCAATCGGTCCACGCGACACATGTCGTTACATGCCAGGCAAAACGACCATTCGTCCTGGCAAGCCTCCATGCGTCAAGGCGCGGCGAAGTGGCATAGAAGCGATGCGGGCCGCGAATGGCACAAAGAACAGTACGAAAAACACTGCAAGAAGGCTCTTAACCAGGTGGTCCGAAAATCATGCGAATACTGTGGCACTGAATTCGAAGGTAAAAAATACGCCCGGTTCTGTACTCGCCGTTGTCAGCAGAAGAATTGGTACGAATCGCAACGATCTGAACGGGAGTGCTCCGTTTGCGGTGTGGCGTTTATCGGAAGCGGACGCGCTTGTTCGAAATCTTGTGCTGCAAGACTCGCATGGGAGAAGCGCAAGGGTTGTTAGCGTAACCCCCTCTGGACGACAAGACGTTTATTGCCTCAATGCCGCCATTACCCACGCATTTGCTGTGGAGGGCGGCATTGTTGTTCATAATTGCTACGACGAGGCGGCCCTCCTGTGCATGTATCGGCCGCTTAGCCTCGAAATGCCGGAAGCGCCAAAAGCATCTCATGACAAACGAATCGAAAACCTTTACCGCGGCGACCAGGACGATTACGAGGAGAACGCTGCATACGAGCAGGAATGGGCCATGAGATACCTGGGGGCCGGAGAAAGCGACATAGACGCGGAGGAATACGACGATGGAGACCTTGTTAGGACAATATAAAGAAGCCATCCTGCTGCTTTTCCAGCTGGGGATCGTGACATTCTTCCTTCTGCTGGGGTATGTTCTCGGCAGAAACTCAGCAGACCGGCCAGTTGTTGCTGTTCGCCGGCCGCGGCCGATCATCGATGACCAGGTATATGACGATCTATCATTGAGTCCGTTCGATGAGGCCATGCTTGATGACGAGGAAGACGAGAAAAGGATTGCGACGGCATGAGCAATATACTTAACGGGATGATCGGAAAGCTGGGGGATGAGCAAATCAGTTTTGTCGTAAATAGCGCTTGTGAGAAGGGAAATGCGTTTATAATCGACACGAACCAAATTTTTGGACACGGCCTTTCCGGTATCAACATCAGCAAGGCCATGGGCCGTCCTCGCTTCGTGTGCGTCGCCAACAACGAAAAAGAGCT